GGGGGCGGTGCCCTGCATTGAATTCCAAATCAATGTTGGAATATCGCCCCCTACGTTTCCCGAAAATTCGGAAAACAGACCCGGCTTAACCTAGCCAGGTCCAAACCCATTTTTTATGGACCGAATGGGGAACGGTGTACTGACCTGGTTCCAAATTTGCATCGAGTATCGATAACTCGTGCTCATAAGGATCCTGTACGTTAGTACGGTCTCTGCTCAGCTCCTTTCTAAGAAGCTCTCCCCACTCTGGGGAGCGGAATTCCTTAACGGAGTACCGGAGACAGAGCAGCCGATGCTCAAACCTCTGAAGATCAGAATTCCATCTTCTTCGGAATAAGACATCGTTACTAGCGCTAGGAGAAACCCGTATGGACATAGGTATGTCCATATCGGTCCTAGGATAGAAGTATCCCACCGCCTCTTCGATTACTCGAATCAGCTTATGGGAATCCTCGTAACCAAACTTAGCTATAAATTCGTTAGCTAAGTCTGCACTAGCCTGGAGGCCAGTACCGACTGAAGTCAGCCATTTCCGTATCCTAACGGGAGTGACATCCATTCCAAAATGGTAGTCGCCACCGCAGGACTCGCGGAATGGTCCAACCACATAAGACTTGTCGCGATTGACAAGTAGTCCAATCGCTTCAAGACCATCCATAATAGCCTGAGAATCGGGCCCATTACAGATGATGTCGTCGCCATATACGAGTAGGTCAGGATTCCAAGATCTTGCGATCTTGAGATTACTCTGATAAGCCTTGTACCGCGCAGAACGAACCCGAAATTCATCGGACAATTCGCTGTCTAAACCGTCAGCGAATTCGTAATCGTTCCATGCGGACTCGACATTATGAACCCGAACCAGTCGTAACGTAGCAGTAGCGCAGGCCCAAAAGACCAGCGCTTCAACTGGAAAGCAACAAGCACTACCCATAGGGGCAAACTTGTTTAGCTTTATTTTCCGTCCATCAGGTAACAGTGTAAACTCGGAGCGACAAGCTTCGAGCGCTTGAACCCATTCGGGAGGAAAAACCAACCGAACGAGTTGCAGGCTAACCCTGTCAGAAGCATCCTTTAAATCGATAGTGGCGTACTGGTCAGTAATACTGCCCAATAACGCGCGCTCGCGATTTTTGGATTGATCGGTAAAATTAATCCGACCACCTGTGAGCGGATGGTTCTCGATTTGGGTATAGAGGCTTCTCATGAGTCCCTGCTGTATGAACATCATTGCAGCAGGCTCGCATGATATCACTCTAGGTCCACGAGAGTCCTTGGGCACTAAACAAACACGTGCACAAGGATCCATAGTCGGAGCATTCTGCAGTTTCTCCATCTCGTCGCACAAATGAGTGCTAGAGAAAAAGAAGTTGTCAGAATAACCAAAGAAGTCATCAAGCTTCTGGAAATACTGAAGCTCATGATACTTCGCATGGTTGGGAGTACGGCAAGCAGTTGCACCGCTGCCGTGGCGAGGCCTGATCTCTTTTGGGTCCAGTAAAAGTAGGACTTGAGAGATCAGGCTACGCATCTCCTTGATTATCGCGCCGGTGTTAAAACGCCCACCAAACTGATATATTGAATTATCAGATGATAGGCTACCGGTAGCATAATCAAAGCGGCCAAGATCTTCATCAGTGTTAATGAACTGATTGAGAAACTCGGCCACCTTCGACTCTTCATATGGAACCTCCAGTTTGTAGAAGATGTAAGTTAGCTGTCTTACACAATCTACAGCTACGGAGTTCCCGTCAATAGCCAGCCGGATAGCTTTCCCTAGGAATAGGGGAATGCCATCTTCATCACAATGAAATGATGAAGGGGGTGTCCACTCGTTTGTAGAATGGAACCTATCCAGTGCCTTACCAATTAATGGTAAGGCGACGGTTAGAAACGGTAACCCCTCGTTGCCAGCTCTCTTATAAAAGGTCTTTATATCTTGACCTTCGACTAGAGACTGGTAGCGATGGTTCTTCGCTAGGTGCTCCCACAAAAGGAGCAGGCTTTTCAGGTCACCATGCATAATGGTAATCCTCCGAAAAGGAAAACTAGAAATGAACCACGTTATGACCCAGCCATAGGCCGAGCACAACGTACTCGACCACAGCCCGCTACTAAATAACTACACAATAAATGAAGCTCAGAACCTAGCCTTGAGTAGCTTGATTGCTACCTCGAGTATTTCATCGAGGAGCGGGTGAGAAGTCCGTTTATTTAATTTATTCGGATCTTTCACTTTTCTCGCAACTCGCGGCCGAGATTCTGTTTTCTTAGACTTCATTATTGAGCAGGGCAGTGACATTCGCGTTCGATCCACCCTCAATGAGAAAGTCGACCAATCGGTTTACTTCCTCTATGCAGATGGCGTTCGTGAGTGCCGTGTTTGGAGGCCGGACTATGACCACATAAGTGGACAGAGTTGCCGGCACGCCAAAGGAGTCAACCTCAGTTCTATCGAGGCGGACCAAGTGGCGCGCTTCTCCATTCTTTCCAGTTTCGTGTGAAACAGTCAGTTTCTTCTCGTTAGGCGGGGTAAGCCCCGCGACGGAAAATTCCGACCGATTCACGTCGGCGTAGCGTTGCACGTATGAAACCGTGTTAGTGTCTACGTCGGTTGCCGAATCCTTGGAAAGAGCCTGTGGTGTTGTTAAGCTCATCTTACAGTTGTCCTCCCCCCCAGTACTCCGAGGGGTGTTAGTGCACTTATAACGTGCGGTTAAGCCTATGTTACCATAGACCGGTTTAATCCATTTGCGAACGCATTTGGACTAGATCTGAGGTTTTCTAATGCCTCAGAACTTCGACAAGTGACGCGCCAAGCGTCAGTTGCCGACGGTTGATCTTCTTCCATCCGAGGCCCGCAAGGACATCGGACGAAGGGGTGACAGGGAATCGCTCGAAATAGATTCGGGATGTCACCTTAGGTGGACATGGATAAGTAGAGGGGGATTGGCCTGAAACAGGCGTAGTCCCACCCATTACAAGTCTACTCTCCACCTGCACAGCCTCTTTTACTTGGCAGTAACTGCCAATATAAGAAATCGGGAGTTCCAAAGTATCATACTTATGACGCTCTAGCCATGATCCAACGCCAAAGAACCAATCAATGACGAAGGAAAATGGAATAGCGTCCCATATGATACGAGGATTCAGCTCGAAGCCCAAAGCATCAATATATGCCTGGAGCATCAGCTTATAACCCTTTGTTACCTCAAGAGGTAACGCGCGGTATACAAGCCCGGCTGTTTTGGTCGTGATTTTTGTTCCCGACCAATAACACTTATGCGAACTCGCATAAGTGAAATTTCCCGACTTGGTTACAGAGGTTTTCTCAAGGCGAGCATGGTTAGTTAAAACCTGATTCGCTGCCTTTTCAAAAGCCTCTATCCGCTCCATAGTCCGTAAGAAGGCATCAATAATCGATCTGATGTCTCCTTCCGCCGGTTTCCACCCAAAGCTATAAGCTAGGTGGTTCTCCGCTACCAGTTTCCCGTTGACGCGTTTAAACGCGCCGGGCGAGTTGCTGAGTAGACTACGGGCCAGACCCACATTCTTCTTGAACTGCTTCCACAGTGTAGCCATATCGTCCAACTCCAAAAGGAAGTTGGGGAGAGACACCACTGTGAGGTCAGGACGGAGTGATGCTATAGTAGCATCCATATCCGCCTGTGCATCACCGGGGTAAACTGGCGTTGCAGCAACGTTAAGTTGCGTGGCGCCATAAGCCGTCGTTAATGCAAGTCCATGGGCATTCGCAGCATGTGCATGGTGAGCATAATAATCCGTATACCAATTTGGATTCGGATTAGGTGGTACAAAGGTAATCCTATAAGAATCAGGACGACCAATGTACTGCTCACTATTTCGGATATGCCTACACCAATTAGGAGCATTCCTTTCGGAACGCCTTTTAGTAGTGTAAGCAATACTCTCCGATTTCTTTATCATCGTGCAATCAAATGCCGATGCAAAGACGGATTGGAAGACTCCTGCCGCATTGTAAAGATTACTTTGCGGACAGTGTTCAACCACATCCAACGGGGAATATGACTTCTTCTTAACTAAAGGAGAAAGTCTAACCGCCATGTTGCCCTCCAAGAATGTGAAACT